AGCCGATCAGGCTGGCAGCGCATTAACATCTGCTGATGTTGGAGCTAACGCACAGAACTTAACAGGAACTGGTTCTTCAGTGACATTTAAGGGCGGATCTTCATTGGATTCTTCAACTGCAAGTAACACTCAAAACGCTACACAAAAAGCGTATCCTTTTCAGATTTTAGGATCTGCACAGGATGATTTGGGTTACACATCAGTTGGAACTACAATGGACGTTCTTGTAAAAATTAACACGCATTCATGGGGTGTCTACGACGGCAACTTCCCGACTGCTTAATAATAGGAGTAAATTACTATGGCTATAACTAGAGGTCAGTTACTCAAGGAATTAGTACCGGGATTACACGCCATCTTTGGAACGGAATATAAACGTTACGAAGACGAGGCAGCGGTACTCTTTGAGAGCGAAAAATCAAACAGAGCCTTTGAAGAAGAAGTTCTTTTTCCAGGGTTTGGCGAAGCTTCAGTAAAATTTGAAGGCCAAGGCGTAGACTACGCTAATACAGGTGAAGGTTGGGTAGCAAGATACACAAACGAAACTGTAGCAATGGCTTTCTCAATTACAGAAGAAGCTATGGAAGATAACTTATACGACAAGTTATCAACTAGACTAACAAAAGCACTAGCTAGATCAATGGCTGCTGCTAAACAAACAAAAGGTGCTGCGGTATATAACAACTCCTTCACAGGTGGTGTTTATGCTGGTGGTGACGGTGTATCACTAATTAATAGTTCTCACCCACTACAAGACGGATCAACTGCATCAAACACTCCTGCAGTTCAAGCAGAGCTTTCAGAGACTTCTCTGGAATCAGCTTTAATTGACATTGCTGGATTTACTGATGACAAATCAATTCCGATCGCTGCACAAGCTAGAACTCTTCACATTCCAAGACAATTGGTATTCGTGGCTGAGAGACTAATGGCGTCTCCATACAGAGTTGGAACTGCAGACAATGATGTCAACGCAATCGTATCTAAGGGTATGGTTCCAGGTGGATATCATATTAACCACAGATTTACTAACAGTAAATATTGGTGGTTAAGAACTGACGTTCCTAACGGTATGAAGCACTTCACTAGAACTCCAATCGAAACTAAGATGGAAGGTGACTTCGAGACTGGTAACGTTAGATACAAATCTCGTGAGAGATACGTATTTGGTTTCTCTGACTGGAGAGGCTTGTACGGTTCTAACCCAGCGTAAAGCTTTAGTGAGGGGGCTTAAATGTGCCCCCTTGCACAAACATTAAACCTATAGACTGCGTAAGCAGACAGAAACAACATAAGGAGTAAGACTATGGGATCAACTACTTTTTCGGGACCGATTAAAGCGGGATCGATATCACAAACTACAGGTACCACAGTAGGTACTGATATGAAAAACGTAGGACAAGTTTTAATGGCTCAAACAGCAGCTGTTGATTTGTCTAGCGGTGCTATTGCAGCATCTGCTCTGGATATTATTATTCCAGCAAATTCACAATTAGTGGATATTATTTTTGACAGTATAACAGCAGCATCTGGCGCTACTAATCTTAGCATTGGTAAAGTTGGTGGAGCGGCTACAGCGTATGTTAATACGTATGCCCTTGGAACAACTGTAGGACTTAAACGTCCAACTACTGAAGCTGGTGGAGCACTAGCATGGGAAGATGTTGGGTCAACTGATGTAAGATTTAATGTAACTAACTCAGCAGCTACAAGTGCTGGTGAAGTAAGAGTTACTGTTATGTATTTACAAAATAATAACTTAGGTTAAATAACATAGGGGAGGCTTAGGTCTCCCCATTTTATAGGACTAAATATGACATTTCAAACAGACTCACAAGTAACGCAAATAGCAACAGGAGCTACAGGTACTTCAGCAACTGCTGATGGACAGAATACTGTGGCAACCAGAAAAAGAGCATTAGGTGTAGTATTAATGGGTGGATCAGATGCAGCAGCAGTTTATGTACATGATGATAATGCAGGATTCACCGCAGGTACTAGAATAGTTTCTTTAAAATGCGGAGCAGGTGAAAGTACTTCATACAACTTTCCAGATAATGGAGTTCTATGCACTACTAATATTTCTGCTAACGTATCAGGCACAGCTGCTATAGCATACTTATACTGGAACTAATATGCCAGAAATATCCAAATATGATTTGGAGATACAAGAACTTAAAGGTGAAATAAAAGTTTTAAGTGAACGTGTATCTACTATTAAAGATAATCATTTAAAACATATAGAAGATAAAATTAACGCTATTGCCAAAGTCATGTATACAATTGGCTTTATGGTATTAGGACAGCTCTTATGGGTTATAACTAGAGCATTAATGTAAGGGGGCAACGTGGCTAGTTCAGGTACACGTACATTCAATCTGCAGATTGCAGATGTAATTCAAGAAGCTTATGAACGATTGGGAGTAAGCGCAAAGGGTGGTTATGATCTAATCACTGCTAGACGTTCTCTTAATCTATTAATGATTAAATGGATTAATCAAGGTGTTAATCTATTCACATTACATTTACATACAGTAGCAGTAAATAAATTTAATAATACAACTTATCCTACATTTGATTTAGCAGCTAATGGGTATTCCGATATTCTAACAGCCGCTTGCAGAGACACTAACGCAACTCCTGATCAAGATATTGAAATGGAAAGAATTAGTTATGCGGATTGGTTATCTTATCCAAATAAATATGCAACAGGCACTCCACTTAAATTTGCAGTAGATAGAAATGCTGAGTTTGATTCTAGCGGTGTAGCAAATCATACAGTTTACTTATGGCCTGGGCCAAGTGAAGACAGTAGATATCAAATAATTATGTGGGCTATTAAGTATGGACAAGATATATCTGATAATTATTCAGAAAACGCAGCTGTACCTAAAAGAATGTTACCAGCTTTAATAAGCGGTTTGACAGTAGAGCTTGCAAATAAACACCCTAAACTTGTACCTATAGATAGAAGACAAGAACTTATACAGATGTATGAAAAAGAATGGGAGCTGGCTAGAGAAGAAGATAGAGAAAGAGCAAGCTTCTATGTACAGCCTAAGGTTCGTGGGTATGCATAATGGGAAAGTACGCGAGGGGTAAACACGCGGTACTAATCGATGACCGATCAGGTTTTAAGATTAAGTACAAAGACGCTCGAACAGAGTGGAATGGATTTAGAGTTTACAAAGGTGACTGGGAACCTAAACAACCTCAGTTAGATCCGGGTAAATATATCGAAGGATCTGGTCCAACGGTTTTATATAAACCACGACCACCTCAAAATACATCATCGACCATAGTTCAACTTGGTCCGTTGTATGGAAAGTATTCTGCACAATGTGCAGCTAATTTAGGACGCGTTGTTATTGGCGCAGGCGAAGATTCGGAAGGCTTCCAAGCAAATAGTGTTCTAAATGCAACTGGTATAGCGATTGCTATTGTCATACAAATTGACAATACAATGGCACCACCAACAGCTACAAGTGCACTTGGTAGTGTAACTATAGCAGCATCGGAATCTGCAGAAGGATTCCAAGCGACATCTACTTTAGGTGATGTCACTGAAGCTCTGATACAACCTGTATCATTGTCTTCTGCAACTTCAACTCTTGGTTCAGTAGTAATTGCTACAGCTGAGGAATCACCAGGATTTGAAGCAACTAGTACATTAGGAACTGTAGTTCTTAACGTATCAGATACAGTTTCTGGATTAGAACTAGGAACTATGACTGCTAGTTTAGGTAACACTGGATTGTTCTTTAACACTACAGAGATACCTCCAGGAAATGCAGCGACTACTACATTAGGTGATATCAATCTAAGTAGTGCTCATGCAGTAACATTGTCAGGTAGTACTGCAACATTAGGTACAGTTACACCTGCGGTAATAACTGCAGTACCAGTGACCATGTCAGGAATGACAGCAACACTAGGAACTGTAGCAGCAGTAACTCCAGGATATGGTACATATCTGTGGGGTACAGATGAATGGGGTAAATAATGGGATTAACATACGTACAACTTAAACAAGGTATACAAGACTGGACTGAAAATGACAGTACTGAATTTACTGCAGCAACAGGGTCAGGTATTGCACCTATAGATGTATGTATTGCTAATGCAGAACTTCGTATTATGAAGGAAGTAGACCTTACTGCATTCAGAAAAACTACAACAATTGCTTTATCGGCAAACACTGCAACAGTGGCTATGCCTGAAGATTTAGTAGTATTGCGATTTTTAAGAATACAAAATGGCGATATGCTTTATCAAAAAGACGAAACATTTATTAGAGAATTTACTAAAAACCCTAGCGTAGCCGCAGGTAAAGGTACTGTACAGTACTATTCTTATCAGCGTCCGGGAACAGCGTACACATCTAGCAATAGAAATACAAATATTGTATTTGCACCTACGCCAAGTCTTGACACTACGTGCGAAATAGGGTATACTTATAGAGTACCAGGTTTATCAGCAAGTAACGCAAACACGTATCTTGGTGATAATTGTCAGGACACTTTGTTATATGCCTGCCTCATTGAAGCGGCTACATTTATGAAGGATCCACAACAACTAACCAACTACCAACAATTGTACGAACGTGCTGTTCAAACTCTTGGGGTAGAAGAACAAGTAAGAATGAGAAACACAGAACTATATAAAGGTGAACTCAGAACACTAGGAAAACTAGAAGGAGATAGATAATGGCAGGAATAACTTCAGCATTATGCACAAGCTTCAAAGTCGAACTTCTTGAAGGCGATCATGATTTCAATAACGGAGCAGATGCCTTTAAAGTCGCTCTTCTAAAAGCTAACGCAAGTATCACAGGTACTTACGGTGCAGCAACAACTAACTACTCAGATGTAACAGGTAACTCTGATGAACTACCTAACGGTAGCGGTTACACAACTGGTGGATATGCATTAACAAATGTTAATCCAACTTCAACTGGAACAGTTGCATTTACAGATTTTAGTGCAAACGCACAATGGACTTCAGCAACATTTACTACACGTGGTTGTATAATTTACAATACAAGTGATGGTAACTCTGCTGTAGCTATGATAAATTTTGGAGCAGATTATTCAGTTTCTGGAGGTACATTTGAAATACAATGGCCAACAGCAGATTCAAGCAACGCTATAATAAGAATAGCATAAAGGAGTAATACATGGCATCAACATGGTCTAACGCCGAGTTGAGGTTGATGACAACAGGTGAAAACGATAACACCTGGGGAGATCAAACTAACTACAACTTACAACGTATCGATGATATGGTTAATCAAGTTGTAGGTGTTACTTTATCCAGCACTT